AATCCACATTTGTGCAGGCCAGTTATTGTGTGTTTCTAAATATTGTTGACCTACTGATTCATCTTCAACACCATCAGAGTTATGCATATCTTCATTATTCAAAGTCAATACTTGAATAACTTTACTGTTAGCTCCTAATTTTGCAAAATGTGCCATAATGTTTCTCCTTATATATTATTTTTATTTGTTTGTAAATATATCATTATTATTGAAATTTATATCTAATAATAACAACTCCTGAACCGCCTGATGATCCTGCGCCAGAACCGTAAGCACCGCCACCTCCACCACCACCGGTATTTGTTGTACCAGCAGTTGGCTCACCTGGATCACCATTTGGTGATGCTCCACCAGGTCTACTTCCATTTCCACCACCACCAACTGGATTTGCTGTTCCTTGAACACCATCAAAAGGTGGTTGCCAATTTCTACAAGTAGTTCCTCCTCCACCACCAGATCTACCAACGGCTGATCCTGATATAGAAGTTGTTACTCCAGCTCCACCATCACCACCAGTTCCTGCACAAGCGTTTCCACCAACTCCACCAGCGCCACCTCCACCACCAGAATTATTAGTAGAAGCAATTCCATCAAAACCAGTACCACCATTATTTCCTTGAGGTGGACTAACAGGCGGAGTATTTCCTGATCCTCCAGCACCTCTATTTCCTGGTATAGGAGAGCCTGTTGACCATACTCCTCCACTACCTGAACCGCCATTAGATCCAGCTCCAGCTCCAGAATTTGTTCCTCTTCCACCAGCACCTCCAGCAGATGTAATTGTACTAAAAACAGAATTTGCACCACTTGTTCCGTTTTGAGAGGGACCACCTGTACCACCTGCGCCTACCGTAATTGGAAAAGCTGTTGCTGTAACTGTTATACCTGTTGGTGTTGCTAAAGGACTTGCAGTATAAGAACCTGATATAGGAGTTGAATGTGATTCTCTAAAACCTCCTCCACCACCACCAGATCCTCCGGCACCACCTCCTCCACCTGCAGCTACTACTAAATAATCTACATTATTAGGTCCTCCTTGTGGATGAGTGGGACCATTAGCTAAACTAGAAACTGTAAAAGTTCCAGGGCCTGTAAAAGTATGTACTTTAAAATTTCCGCAAGTAGTTATTGTACCACCAGTGGCAGTTATAAAACTTGGTCCTTCAGAAATATCCGCTGACTTTGAAGCATCAGTAATTACCCAACCTCTTGTTGAGTCTACATAAATTATAATAATTGAACTTCCTTCAACAGTAATTTGAAAATTAGTTGTTGAACCTTGAATCTTGTTTCCGTTTGGATTTAAAATACATTTATTTGTATCAAATGTATTTGCATAATCTTTTATACCAACTACATCACCAGCAGAAGGTGACG